CTCTTGCAGTTTCTCGTTTAATGGCTACGGCTAAAGTCGGTTCTTCTGACTCTGTCATGATCATGAACGATCAAAACAAGCTACTTGGTTACAATGTCTTTTCAACAACAAACTCGCCTGATACCCTTACAAAAGGTTCATCAAGTGGGGATTGCTCTGCTTTAATATTCGGGAATTTTAATGACCTGATTGTTGGAGAATGGGGTAATTTGGACATATCTGTGGACCCTTATACTAATGCTACTAAAGGCGGCACTAGAATTATAGGTCTATATGACGTGGACGTTGCTGTTAGACACGCAGAAAGTTTTGCGGCAATTCAAGATAATAATGCGTAATTAACGCATTTACAAGATTAGGCGAGGCATTGACCTCGCCTTTTCTTTTGGTTAAAAGTAGGAATTATGAAGATACAAATATTAAAACAAACATTTGTTAAAGGTCAATTAGCAAAAGCTGGAGATGTAATAGAAGCTACTCAAAACGATGGAGAACTATTAATCGGTATGGGTAAAGCTATTGCAAGTGCTGAAAAAACTAAAAAACCTGAACATAAAGAATTTTCTATTAAGAAAAAACTATTTTCAAGAAAAAAGAAATAGGAGTTACTTATGAAAAAATGGATTAATTTAGCAAAAGCTAATCCCAAAATTTCTGTGGGTATAGCCGTTGTTATTATAGTTATTATACTAGCTATATTCTAAAGACCGTCTGTCCGTAAGACAGACAGGCCAAGGACAAGATTAATATAATTCTATTGGCATTGCTGTCTTTTTGAATAGAAGAAACTTAAAGGACTGTCTTCCAATGCCAAAGATACCCATCCTAGACCACATCAAATATGGTAGGAGAAAGATTAAAGTTTATTTTGTAAAGTTAAAAGACTGCAAAGGTTTGTATGACCCCAATCTTCACACACTTCATTTGGATCAAAGGTTGAAAAATCTTCAATTATTTAATACTTTGATGCATGAACTATTTCATATAATAATGAATATGGAAAACATTGATGTTAATACTAAAGGGGAAGAACCAATTGCAGAAGCAGTTGGTAATGGTTACGAAAAGATATTCATGGCCAATCCATACCTAGTTAGATTACTATCAAAATGTTTGAAAAAAGTAAATTAAAATGGCAGTAGAAACAGATACACAACGAGCAATATACTTTGATACTGATGAGTTTGGTACATCAGCTACATTTACAGATGTTAGTACAGCTACAGCAACAACTATAAAGGGTATGTTTGATAAAGATTCACAGGAAATTATAGGCACGTCTGACGTAGGTATTATGGAAGATGTTCCAACATTTCATTGTATTACAACCGATGTATCAGGGGTAGTTTTTGATGATACGTTATTAATTGATAGTACCACATATAAAATTAAAAAAATTGAACCTGATGGTACTGGAATGACTAAATTAACTTTATCTTTATAATGGCACATTTACGAAAAGCAATCAGAGAACATATTGTTACTACTTGTACTGGTTTATCTACTACTGGTTCAAATGTTTTTGAAACAAGATACTTTCCATTGCAGACAGCAAATCTTCCAGCTATTTTAGTTTATACCAATGAGGAAAGCGTTGAAGAATATACTCTTGGAACAAGTACACGAACACAGATTAGAATACTTCAAGTTATTATTGAGGCACACGCACAAGGCACATCTGATATTGACGATACTCTTGATACTATTTCAGAGGAAATTGAAGAAGCTATGTGTGTGGACCCATCTAGAGGGGGCAATGCCAAAGATACAAAATTGGTAAACACAGAATATGAATTTGATACAGGCAGTCAGAAAACTGGATTGGCTAGGTTTACATATGCTATAACATATGCTACGAAAGAAAATGCAGTTCAAACTGGGAATTAATTATGGCAGATAATACAGTTGAGATGAAAACTCCTAATAGTGATTCAACAATAGTTGTTTCAAAAGACATGGTTGAGTATTATTTAAAAATGGGCTACACAAAGGTTAATGATATTGATAAAAAACCATTTATCAATAAAGTTAAATTGAAAAAGGAAAAATAGAAAATGGCAAATCATACTGGTACATCAGGTTTAGTTAAAGTCGGAACTGATGTTATAGCAGAAGTGAGAAGTTTCACTTTGAATACTACATCAGAACTATTAGAAGATACTACTTTAACTGACACTTCTAAAACATACCAAGTTGGAAAAAAGGGTGCCACAGTTTCTGTGGAATGCTTTTGGGATGAAACAGACACTAGCGGACAGATAGCAATAGCAGAAGGTAATTCTGTTGTATTGAATCTTTATCCTGAAGGTGCTGATTCAGCAGATTATTATTTTTCAGGTACATATCTGATTAATGGTAATTCTATTTCAGTTCCAACAGATGGGATTATAGAAGCAACTTTTGATGCTACTTTGACTGGTGCATTGACTAGAGGCACAGTCTAATTGACATTTGTATCTAATCTAGATACAAGTCATTTATGGCTGACAAATCTATCCTAGACCAAGCAGAAGAACAATTCAGTTCAATCAAGAGAAAAGCAATAGAGGTTCCTGAATGGGAAACTACTATTTATGCTAAACCTCTCACATTAAACGAGAAAAGAAAACTTTATCGTAATTTAGGTTCAAGAAATGACGACATCTCACTTATGATGGTGGAGTCTATTATTTTAAAAGCAGAGGACAAAGAGGGTAAAAAAATGTTTACCTCTGATGATAAGGAACGGCTCCTCAACAGAGTGGATCCCGATGTGGTGTCCCATGTAGCAACACAGATTCTATATTTCAAAGACTCCTACGGGAGCGAAAAAAAAATTATCTAAAGACACCGAACTTCACAACGCATTCTATCTTGCTGATAGGTTGAAAAAAACTATTAATGAGGTTATGAATATGACAATGGACGAATTCCAATATTGGATGGCTTACTTCAAATTAGAAGAACGCAAACAGAAACAAAATGTAAGTAGATATGGCAAGAAATAAATTACGATTTGATATAGATGCAAAGGATAGAACCAAAGCCGCCTTTTCAAGAATAAGGGGAAGTTTAGGTCGTTTAAGAAAATCTGTTTTTAGTGTTCAAGGAGCGTTGATTGGTCTTGGTGCTGGTATGGTTGCAAAGACTTTTATCAAAACAGCAACCGATGTAGAAAACCTACAACTACGTTTCAAATTTTTATTCAAATCAACAGAAGAAGGCGCAAAAGCATTTAACAAATTAAAAACATTTGCTGGTCAAGTACCTTTCTCTCTAGAACAAATTGCACAAGGTTCAGGAAACCTTGCTGTTGTTACCAAGAGTGCAGACGAGTTACAGAAAATGTTAGAACTAACTGGTAACGTAGCGGCAGTTACTGGTCTAGATTTTAGAACAACAGCAGAGCAAATACAAAGATCATTTGGTGCTGGTATAGGTGCAGCCGATTTATTTAGAGATAGAGGTGTTACTGCTTTATTAGGATTTAAAGCTGGTGCCAAAGTTACCATTGAAGAAACTAAAAAAAGGTTCTTTGATTTATTTGGCGAGGGTGGAGAGTTTGGAAAAGCGGCTGGAGAAATGGCGAATACCTTTACTGGAGTTCTTTCAATGTTAGGCGACAAATGGTTTACGTTTCAAATGGAAACTGTTGAGTCAGCTTTCTTCTCACAATTAAAAAGAAAATTTGGGGATTTAAATATCTTTCTAGATGACCATAAGAAAAAAATAGATGAAATTGCACACGCATTTGGTAGGGGTTTGGCTAGAGCAGTTGAAATATCTGCAAGTGCAGTTGTGGTTCTTTATGAAAATTTTGGATTATTAATAACAGCAGTAAAATTCTTTATTGCCTTTAAATTAGTTATGTTCTTCGGACAGGTTGCTGTTGCTGTTGGTTTAATGACCAAAGCTATTTGGGGAGCTGTCTTTGCACAACGAGCATTTAATACAGCGGCTAAAGCGAATTTAGTTTATCTTGGTGCGGCAATATTAGCTGGTGGTATTATGATGATTACCGATGCTCTTGGTGCAATGAGAGATGAAACTAAAAAATTAACAAAAGATACAGAAGATATGAATAAAGCATTTTCTAAAGAACATTTAGCAGAGATTCAAGAGAAGTGGGGAAAAGAACAAATAGAAAAAGATAAGTTATTTTTAGAAGAACAAAATGAAATGTGGGAACGTGCTGAAATGGACAAGTGGCGGCGTATTAAGAAACAACAAAGAGATGCAGAAAAACGTGAAGAAGACATGCGTATAAAAGGTATAAAAAATTTAAGAAAAGATACTGCAGATACTTTAGCAATTTTAAGTACCTCATCTAAAAGGGCATTCCAAGCATTTAAAGCGTGGAAGATTTCGGAAGCAATCATTGACGCAATTGGTTCATTTAACAAAGCATTAAATAGTGGTTATCCACCTCCTTTAAATTATGCTTTAGCGGCAAGTAGTTTAGCTTTAGGTTATGCAAAAGTTTCAGCAATTAAAGCAACAAGTTATTCAGGTAAAGCTGGAGGTGGTCCAGTTAGTGCAGAGAAAGCATACAGGGTTGGAGAACGTGGTCCTGAATACTTTATGCCTGGGCAATCAGGGTACATCTCTCCAGCTGGTAGTGGTAAGAACGTAAATGTGAATTTTACTATTAATGCAGTTGATACTGCTGGGTTTCAACAGTTATTGGCTAATGAAAGAGGTATGATTGTTGGAATGATTAATAGTGCAGTAAACCAACAAGGAAAGAGTAATTTAATTTAATGAGTGGACAGTTACCAACAACACCAGCATTTAACGCAATGAATTTTAAAG